CCAAAAAATCTCTTGTACTCTAAGTTTAGAATTATAAAATACTTTATAAGCATAAACACCAATTGATCCTACTACTTTTCCTTCCTTTTCAAGTATAAATACTTCACCTTTTTTAGACTTAATCATATTGTCTATAAAGGTAAGGAAAGGTTTTTCTTCAAATTCACCAGCATTTGCACTGTCTGCAAAAGCTTTCCCAAATTTACAAATAGTTTTTAACTCTTCTGGTGTTGGATTTAAAAGTCTAATTAAACTTTTAGGTGACTCCTGGGTCGAGGTCCATTTCGCAGGCTTGGAGTCTAAGTGGTTGGTTGTCTGTACAGAAATATTCATATGCTCTTCGTCTGAAGTTTCCATTTTGATAAAGGACACTTCTCATTGCGTTTAGGTCAACATTACGATATTGAGACCAGTTTTTATAGTCATCATCAGTATGTCGTATACGGAGTGTAGCACCAATCTTATCACCTACTATTTCTAACCTACCAATAAACTTACGTTTAGTAGAATTAGCATCTATCAGAGGTGTTCTGATTCTATACTGGATAGGTCCAGCTTCATCAGTATAAGTATGCTCACTAATATTATACAACTTTCCGTCCTCATTGTCAAGTGCATATGCTTCATTATTATAAGAAGTATAGAAAACACCATCCAATATGGTTTCTTGGTTGTTTACATAAGATGTCCAGATAGACCATTGTTTAGAATTAATATCACAAACAAGGGTTAAATCATCATCTAATAAACTAAGAACATAGAAATAATGACCAGATACTTTTAATGAATATGATCTTACATTCTGTAAACTAGATTGATTTAAGATTCTTTCTACTGAAACATCTGAAATCTGTACAGGTCTTGTACCATCTAACATAAGCACTGTTCTACCAGTATTACGTCCTACAGCTACCCATACAACTGTTTGTTGCATTGTAACCACAGAATCACCATTGGCACAACCAAACTCAATACGGAATGTAGGGTTAGGTAATAATGGTGATCCTATTGGTTGAGCAGCATCATAGAAGAACTCTGTAGACCATTGACCAAAAGCTAGTAAATAGTTAAAGTGTTTAGCTAAAGCTACACCTTTATCTGGTTCTGCTTCTGCAGTAATATAGTCTAAAGCATCCCATTTAGTAGGGTCATTAGGTTGTGAGTTCCAGATCTTACCATCTTCTGTCATAACAAAGACATAAGTATCAAAGTAAGCTGTACCTGGTACTATACCACCTGTAGGAAAACCATTTAAAGTACAAGTAGCATAAGCTTGGGTTCCTGTACCTCCAGGTGCTGCTATAGTAATTGTAGGTGCATTAATATAACCTGTACCTGCATTTGTAATAACAATATCTGTTACAATACCACCTGATATTGATGCTGTACCAGTAGCTCTAACACCTGCATATGTTAATGTAGCAGTACCATCAGTTTGAGAACCAGTAGTAAATGTAGGAGCTACTGTACTTGTAGTACCTGCTACTGTAACTGTATATAGATTAGCACCATAAGCTATCTGATCATTAACATTATAAGCAGTAGATGCTTGCCACTCAGGACCAAATGTTACTGTAGGAACAGATAAATATTCTGTACCACCAGCAGTAATATTAATAAAAGCTACACCATCACTTCTAACTTGAGCTAAAGTAGTACCATCATAGGTATAACCTTTATCACCTTTTTGAAAGAACATATATCCATCATTAAGGGTATTAGTAAAGAAACAAGGATCTGTAGTTCCTGTTAATGTACCTACTGTAGAAATAGTACTAAGGTCAGTACTATAAAGAGTATTATTAATAACACTATAGATCTTATCAGCATAAGTATATAATCCTTGAGCTACTCCTGCAGTAAAGTTAATACCTGCTGATGTATAGCCAGGTCTCTTCTTAGCATATATAGTTCCATTATAGTCTTCTGCATAGCAGTTAACCATCTTAGAACCTTTATCTGTGGTATCATTACGAAACTCGATACCATAGTTCATTGGTATTCTAAGTGTTTCTGACATTATCTAAACCTTGGAATTTGAGCTCTAATATCTGGTTGGAAGAATGTAGAAGCGTATTCAACATCCCATGCAGCTAATCTTTGTTTATATTGTTCAGCTCTTTGAATAACACCTGCAAGTCTATCCATAGGAAGACCATAGTCAGCTGCTATTTCTGAAGCTAGACCCCAACGTAATGACTGATACCACTCTTGAGGGAAGTCAAATGTTTGGTTAGCTGTAGTAATATCTTGAATAGGTTTTTGTACATTCATATGTAACTCATAGTCTTGTACAGTACTTTGATTAGGTGTTAAGAATACTTTAAGTTCACCATGGTTTAAGTATGGTTTGTAGAACACTGTATTAATAGTACCTGTATTCTTTTTAGCACCTAAGATGTTATACTCTTGTTCAGAGATAATAGTCATAGGTAAATCAACGTTAGGATTTACTGATATGTTTCTTAAGAAAGCTTGGATAAGTCTTAAAGGTTTATCACCAATAATATCATTACCAGTAGCAGGTCCAATAGTATAAGATGTTTGGTTATTAACTAATGGAATAATAATTTCATGAGTAGTCCATAGTTTAATACCATCTGTCATCCAATCTTTAAGCATCATATTAAGAACCATACTTGCATTCTCAATAGCTTGAGCTGTAGGTTGAACACCTTCTTCAAGAACACCTAACAGTCTTAAAGAAGACTCGATAATGTTATTGCGTGTAACACTGAATGTAGTAGTTCCTGAAGTAGCCATATTAGTCCTTTTTCTTTCCTAATACTCTTTGTACAGTCTTTGTTTCGTAGATACGAATACAAGTCCATACAATAGTAAATAATGCTGCGAGTGGAGGTAACACTTGTGCCATAGTACCGAGTACTGTAACTACTGATGCTCCATCCAGAACATGTTTTGTTGCTTCATCTAAGTGGTGATGTACCATTTATAAGTCCTTTGGTTCCCAGCCGTATATAGCGGCTGCTTGATATGTTAGTTTATAGAAGTTTTTGTTATGAAGAAGATATCTCTTACCTTGTAGATATAAAATCATATGCACTATTTCATGTGCCATAGTTCTCTCAAAAGTTTGTAAATGACTTTGCTTAGAGGTACTTATAGTAATGCAGTGTGGTTCAGGACTATAAGATCCATATAGCTCAGGATCATCTACAACTAAAAACTCTATCTCGGAGGGTCTAGGTAACTCATACTTGTTGAAAGGAGGAAGTTGTGTAAGCATTCTGTATACTGCTCTACACGTTTCAACAGTTATAAGGTTCATAGCATTAGTAAGGTCTAGTGCCGTTTTTATCTATGATTAATACTTGTTTGCGTGGTTTATCTGCAAACTTATTAGGAATGGATATGTGTACCCATGAATCAAACTCTCGAATAAGTTGATCATACTCAAGGTTTGTTTTAAGTATCTCTTTAACAATGTTGTCAGGTGTTAATCCTGGTACTTTAATATCTGCAGCACAACCAATGCAATGCTGACTTGTAGGTTTACTTCCTACTGCTTCATTAACTTTAGGAGACCTATAAGCTGAATTAACCATAATAGGTCTTCCTAATATTCTACGAACTTCTTCTAACATCTTTGCTAGTCTAACAAGATTAGCTTTAACATCTTCATTAGGGGTGTTGTCTAAACCTAATCTTTCAGCAATTTCGCTGTGTGTTAGCTCTTCTAGCGTAAAGTTAGTAGTTAATTTCATTTCTTTTTAATATAGAATAAACTTCTTTCACCAAACAAATAGAATCCTACAGCACTAGCAAAGTTATCTACTTCTGGTGTAGATGTACCGTGTATATGCATGTATGCCCATGTAGCTAATACAATAAGACCAATACCAGGTCTCATTAATCTAGTAACAGCTTCTACCCAAGGATATGAAGGATTACCAGCACCAGCATCATTCATAACCTTAAAGAACTCTAGATCAATCTCTTTCATTTTAGAGTATTGTTCTATTGTTGCAGGTTTAAATTGATCAGGTGCTACAAACTTATTGATTAATGATTTACCTAAGTCCATTACTACAGGAGCAAAGGCTGATAGGATTGTTATTGGATCCACGTTTATTTACCTACTAAAGGTTGATCACCATCTACTACTTCAGGTTTCTGTTCTTTCTTTTTAACCTCAGCAATAACTTCTGCTTGAGATTCTACAACAGTATCCTGAGAAGGTTTATCTTCCTTACCAAATAATTTCTTTAGTAAAGACATTATGCAGCTGGAACTTCAACCCAAGATGTTGTTGCTTCATCCCATCTATATTGTTTGCCATCTGTAGGCATAGCTACTGGAGCTTCCCAAGTCCATGTTGTATTATTTAATACCCATGAAGCAAAAGGTTGTGGTGCATAGAATACATCATTTGTTCTGTCGTATGTATAACCAATACCAGCATAGTTACCACGTAATGGTGTACCACCTAATTTATGAACACCACCTTGTGTGTTATATGAAGTTTGAATCCACTCACCTGGAGTTGAATCAACATAAGTATCAAAGAATTCCTTCTCTGCTACAATTACTTGTGTTACTTTACCATCTGTTACTTTTGCAAAATGTGACATGTTGTCTCCTTTAAATTAAGCTGTATATGTACCGCTACCACTGGTCCATTTAATTATAGTATTACTACCTGAAGTTGTTATAGTTGGTGATCCTGTTGTAGTTCCAGAATAATATGTTGTAGGAACAGAAAGAATAATAACTCCTGAACCTCCATTATTTGTTCCTGTTACTGAAGTGTTTTGACCTCCGCCACCACCTCCAGTATTGGCTACTCCAGCAGTTGCTGTGCTTGAATTACCACCAACAGCACCATTACCTCCAGAAACACCTGGAGAACCTGGACCACCTAAACCTGAAATTCCTGGAGTATATGGACCATATCCACTTCCACCACCACCACCAGCATAAGTGACTGATGATCCTGTAATTGAATTTGCTGTACCATTACCACCTTGACCTGCAGTAGTTGATGTTGTTCCAGTAGCAGTAGCTCCTACACCACCAGATCCACCACCACCTCCACCACCACCAGAAGGATTACCTCCACCTCCTGAATTACCCTGTCCAGGAGTACCTGAACCACCAGGACCATTTCCTTCTCCACCACCACCACCTGAACCACCATTACCACCAGTACCACTAGAAGTAGATGTACCACTACCTCCACCAACAGCTGTAGTTACACCTGGAAATGTAGAATTTGATCCATTGGTTAATTTAGCTCCTCCAGCTCCTACTACTGCTGTATAAACTGTGCCTGCAGTTAATGATGCAGTTCCTGTTAAAAATCCACCAGCACCTCCGCCTCCATTTCCACCTACAGCAGGGCTACCACCTCCTCCACCACCACCTGCAAGAACTAAATAAGAAACTGTATAAGCATTACCTGCTGTTCCAGCATTTTGCCATCCACCAAAAGAATTATAAATTTCTAATTGACCAGTTGTAGTGTTATATCCCATAAATCCTGTAGGTGGAGAAGAAGGACGAGTAGCAGTTGTCCAAACAGCAGAGTTTACCCATGCTGATCCACTATATGTCTCATAACAATTTAAAGTTGTATTAAAACCAAATTGTCCTGTAGCAGGAGACGCAGGTCTCGTTGCAGTAGTCCAGGTAGCATTGGTTATACCATTGGTACCATTTAAAATAATGCTCATGCTGTTCTCCTAATATCTTTGTTCTGTTCTAAATAATCTAGAAACTCTTTAATAGTTTGATGTCTGATATATTCATCACGAATCTCTTGTGAACTAGGAGGAGGCAATTCATTAGTCTCGTCCCACGATACTATTTCAAAAGTACCACCTGAAGCACTTAAACCATATAAAGCATTAGGTCTTAATGACTTCATTACAATGTCAATACCAAATTGAAAGCCTTGTTCGTTAGAGAACTCTTTAATTAATTGTTCAATAGTCATCATGCTGTGTATGTTCCTGAGCCAGAAGTCCATTTAATAATAGTGTTAGATCCGCTAGTAGTAATCGTTGGAGAACCAGTAGTTGTTCCTGTATATGCAGATGTAGGTATAGATAAAATTATTACACCACTTCCGCCTGCTCCACCAGTACCTGATCCTCCAGCACCTCCACCACCACCTCCAGTGTTAGCTGTGCCTGCTGTACCACTAACTGCTTGCCCACCTGCACCTCCACCACCAGAACCACCTGAACCTGCTGCTCCTGCTGGAACAGTACCACCTCCTCCTCCTCCGCCACCATAATTAGCTGGAGTACCTGTAATTGAAGAAGCTGTACCATTGCCACCAGCACCACCAGATGATGGAGTAGCATTGCCACCAGCAGCACTTGCACCTCCACCTCCACCTGCTACATATGCTGGAGCGCCAGGACCACCTGCACCACCATCATAACCTTGACCTGAAGTGCCAGCACCTCCATATAATGTAAAATGATTTCCAGAACCTCCTCCAGATCCACCATTACCACCTCTAGTTCCTGATCCAGAACCTACTCCTCCATAACCACCACCAACAGCAGTAGTAACACCTGGAAATGTAGAGTTATTTCCAGCTCCACCATTTCCTGAAGCTGGACCAGAAGATCCTCCACCTCCAACTGTAGCTGTATAAACTGTTCCAGCATTTAATGTTAATGTACCAGTTATTAAACCACCAGCACCACCACCTCCACCACCTTCATTACTAGAACCTCCTGCTCCACCGCCACCACCAGCAATAACTAAATAAGTAGCAGTGTAAGAATTTCCTGCTGTACCAGCATTAGCCCAACCACCTATTGCGTTATATATTTCTAACTGACCTGTAGTGGTATTGTAACCTTGCATACCTGTAGTAGGACTACTTGGTCTTGTTGCTGTAGTCCATGTAGGTAATGTAATAGAACCTGTAAATACTGGATTAGCAGTTAATGCTACTGTACCTGTTGAAGCAGGTATAGTTAATGTATTAGAACCAGCTACTGCTGGTACTGTTAAGGTTACTGAACCGCTGGTATTTCCAGCTATAATGATTGAACTCATATTTTATCCTTTATGCTGTATAAGTACCTGAACCAGAGGTCCACTTGATAATTGTATTAGAACCTGATGTAGTAATTGTTGGGCTACCTGTAGTTGTACCTGAATAGTTAACAGTTGGGACTGATAAGATTACAACACCTGAACCACCACCTCCACCATAATTTGGAGCAGGACCACCTCCACCTCCACCTCCACCTCCTGTGTTAGCTGTACCTGCTGTACCAGCACTTGCTGGACCACCTCCTGGACCACCACCTCCTGTGCCTCCTGGAGCACCAGAAGCTCCATTTTGAGCTGATCCACCTCCACCACCAGCGTAATTTGCTGGAGTTCCT